TTTATTCGCCATTGTTTCCAACTCAGTTCCAAGTTGCTCTAGTAACTGCTGTAGCGAATACAACAAGCTTGACTATCAACTCGCCAATTACTAATGCAAGTATGGTAGCATCTGGCTTGAAGATTGATGTTGTCTCTGATCCTTACACTGCGTTTATTAATCCGCAGAACGGCAACATTGTAAGATACTACAGCCAAGACTTGACAGAATACGACACATTTGACACAATGCAGATCAAGGTCGATCTTCTATCAGATAATGTTAGTGTGTCGCCTAGAATTAATAATATTCGTGCATTAGGAGTTAGCGCATAATGCGACAGACGCAAAGACCGCAATCAAAAGCTTTTGTGCATATGCCCTCAGCGCCACAAAGGGGTTCTTTAGCTGGTGTGCCAGAAAAGAAGTATATCCCCACAGCCACTCCTGGTCTTGTTAGAGATACCCGCACTGGAGCAGTGATAAATAATAACGATGCTGAATTAAATCAATATATGAATGAGAGAGCTAGATTTTTAAAACAAGCGGATATCAATAAAAAGGTAGACGAGTTGTCTGACTCTATTGATGAGATTAAAGAAATTCTAAAAATTTTGGTAAAGAAAAATGGCAACTAGCACATCAAACGTAAATATTACAACAGATAGTTTTCAGGATTGGATCACTAAGACTGATACGATTTCCTATAAACTATCAACAGAAGTAGTAACAGCTAACAGCGCAACTGGCGTCACTACAGGTAACGCTTATGTCAATGGCGTGTTCTCTGCTAATACTCTAGCTATTGTTGCCAACATCCGTGGTGGCACAGTAGCCACTGCTAACGTACTAAACATCAGCAGCAACGTTCTACAACAGAACGTCACTCTGACTGTCTCTGGTCTAGTTTCATGTAATGCTAGTGCTAATCAGGTTATTGATAGCTTTGCTCTAACAACAAGCAGATCATCAAAGTATCTGCTTCAGGTAAATACTGCTGTAGGCTATCAGTCTACAGAGATTCTAGTGCTACACGATGGCAGCACAAACGTATTCTCTACTGAATATGCTACACTAAGCACAAACGGTATTCAAGGCGTGTTCTCTGTGAACATTGCTTCAAGCAACGTCAATCTATTGATTACTCCATCGCCTGCTGTTTCGACAGTAAGTTTCCAAAGAACTTCACTACAGGTATAATGCAATGGGAGCTAAAGCAAATATCATTTTAGATCAAGGCGCAACATTCACAACAGCGTTGGTGTTGGCTGATGAAAATGACGGACTTATTGATTTGACTGATATGACTGTGCAGGCACAATTACGTAAGTGGTACACATCATCAAATTCAGTGAATTTTACTGTTTCTATTTTGGAACCGACTAGCGGTACAATCAACCTGGGCTTAACAGCTAATACCACTAGCTCATTAGATTATGGTAGATATGTTTATGATATTGTTACTATCGACTCACACGGTACAATAACACGTATCATTGAAGGCATTCTTACTGTAACACCAAAAGTAACGGAAGTAAGCTAATGGCAACTCTAGGCAAATTTAGATTTAGTAATACAGCAGAACCAATTGTAATTCGCTCACAGTTGGCTGTAAGTACAAGTATAAGCGAATTACGAGATGTTGTTGAGACTGATAAATCAGACGGCAACACTCTTGTCTATAATTCTGCTAATAGCACTTATATCTTAGAGTCTCCCAATAATCTTAATTTGACTCTTATTGATTGCGGTACATTCTAAGCAAATAAGTGCATCTTAGTTTGGTGTACTGCTACATAGTCTTGACTATCTAAGTACATGCTGAAGTTTTCAGCTGGAAGATTATACTCATGAAACTCTATTCTACCTTGATGCAGTCTGCCTAGATAGAAGCCGTAAGGCTGTAGAAGCTCATACGCATCTACAAGAAGAAACTTGCTTAGAATAGCTGCCATGCCATACTCAAATTGAATAATTCCAATCTTTGCATTTTTTAAAGATTCTGAGAAACCTTTGAGTACCATGCCCTCTGCACCCTCAGTGTCAATCTTAAGAAAGTCAACGTAATCAATTGATCTACTCTTAATGTATTGATCGCCAGTGAAAACAATACCATCACGCCATTCAGCATTTTCGATTGCTAACTTAGCAAGATGGCTGCTAACAGCATCGTGATCTTTTCGCCACTTCATCGGAAGAGTGCCGCATGTATCTGAGAGACCAAACCCGTTAGGAACAATCTTATCGTCTAACGTTAGATTAACAAGAAACTTTCTATACGTCTCGGGTACAACTTCAAACGTATGGATCTCAGCATCAGGATGAAGCTCTCTTGCCATACGAGTCCATTCGCCAATGTTAGAGCCAACATCTAGAATAGTCTTCAACTGACCATTTAGCTTCTGTAGAATCCAGTCTTCGCCGTGTAGTGCAAATTCTTTACGTGCGTACTCTTTTGAGTAGGGTTCAAATGCATATGTCATGATACTGTGAATACCTTTTGTCCGTGATGACCACAAACGATTGATGTGTCGACCCAGAGAGAGTGTCCTTGCTCCCTAGCTTTCTTACAGAAGTCTAAGTCTTCACTAAACGTGTTAGCGTGATCTAAAGCAACGTGATAAACAAACTGTGGATGCCCTACGTCAACAAGAACTTGTTTCTTAACTAGAACACAGCCAAAGCCAAATGCGCCGACTTCAACAACGCCCTTACCTTTTAGATTTTCCCAAGAAAGATTTCTAAAGTTGAAATCATGCACTTCTAGAATCTGTGTTTCATTACGTTGACGATATACACCCGCTACAACTGGCTTGTCTGCCATGATAAGCTTGTACAGCGTATCTGGTTCAAACGACACATCATGATCTACAGCAAAGAGATAGTCAAAGCCCTTAACTGTCCAGTCTGCGATTAGATTGCGTACTTGATCTACACGATAGCCGTAAAAGTATTGGAATTGCGCTACGTAACCAGGAGGTAGTATCTGTGCAGCGTCAAAGATAGACTTAAATGTTTGCGGATGAATATCATTTGCTGTAGGAATAGCAATCAAAATTCGTTTCATTATAAAATCTCCATGTCAACAGTTTTACTTATACCGCAAATTTGTTCAGAGTTTTTAGTCTGCTCTGTGGCATTTACTTTATAATCATTCAACGGATTTGCATCGTTGTAATTGTATACAACATCTGGAACACAAACAACCTTGTTTGGATCGACTACTTCTAGAAGACTATAGAATACAGCATTGTCACCACCTGCTTTATACCATTTGTTGTCTTCATCTTTGAATTTATAATCTGGAATGGCATCTAACAGCGTCTTAGAAAAAGTTCTTAGATGAGTATACGGCATGTTCCAATTAAACTTGTAGTCTTTGTATAGCATACTTTGTTTAATATATTCTGGATACTCTTGTGAGATAAGAGGAATATTATCTACAGAAGACCAAGAAGAACCGTAAGTGAATTCAGCGCCAGCAGCGTAGATGTTGTTATACTTGTGAAAGATACTTGGATCATTAACAAGCGAATCATCACCGTCTATAAGCATAATGATGCTGTCGTTCTCTAGCTTTCGAATATTTGTAATTTGATTACAGACTGCGCCTAGATTTTCTGTATTGTCTACGACTGAGAACCTGTCTCTGATAGATTCTGGCAAAGATGCAATAGTCTCATTGATTACCTCTAGAGTTTTATCTGTTGAAGCATCATTGATGACAATCATATTATACAACATATAATCTTGGCTGGCAACCGATAAAATGCAATTCTTGATATATTTTTCTGAGTTATACACAGGTGTAATGACTGTGATGGGCTTTTCTGGCATCCGAGGTTCTTGAAGTTCTTCTAAATTCAAGAAACGTCGACCAAATACCTTGCGTACACGATAGTTGATCATAGAAACTTTATGATAATCATCAATAGGTAGATACTCTCCTAGCTTGTAGAAGATGTGCTGCTTCCATTGAAGTGCAACTGAATCCCAGCCACAGATATCTTTGACTTGATTACATGCATACATCTTTTGCTGATGCAGATAACGATCAGCGTGTGCTTGTACAGCCATCTCGACAAAGGCATTGATTTGGTATTCATGGTTGATATGTGGGAACAAAGTGTTCGGTTCAATTGCATATGGAATCTTATAGCAAGCAAGATCAACAGCAGTCTCCTCCAACGCTCCAAAGCGACAGGTGATGAGAGGCGTGTTATGTGCTAGTGCTTCTAAGCATGAGATGCCGTAAGTCTCTGGATAAGCTGCTGGATAGATCATGAACGATGACTTAGCCATGATCTCTGCAATTTCGCTTTGCTTGATAATACCTGTAAAGTCGATATCTAGACCCATGCTCTTGCTGTACTCTTGAAGTTCAAAGTACCGCTTTTGTTGAGCATCTGGACCGTCGGCAGCTTTGAACTTGTAATAACCACCAATAATTTTTAGCTTCGCATGTGGAATACGCTGCTTGATTGCAGGCCACACTTTGTCTACTAGAGGCATCATGCCCTTAGAGACAGAAGAATTGAACACGAATAGGTCTGGATCTTTCTTTTTAATGTCTACCCAGTCTGTACGACTGCCGATGCCGTTGCGAGTCAAGTACATGTAATTCTTCATGACTTCAAACATACGTTTGCTGCCGTGAGC